CCGCAGGGCCAGATCGTGAACGAACTGAATGCGTATCAGTACGAATACACCCGCGCGGGCGTAACATACTCCGCACCCGCTGGTTTGCACGATGATACTGTGTGCGCATTAGCATTGGCGGTGCGTAAACGCGAGGCCGCGGCCAACGCACCACGCTTCTTCATTCGGGTTGGCGCATGAGGTGTCTTCTTCGGATGTGACATATGGCAAAGCGACCGAAAGGCAAGCGCCCAACAAACCCCGTGTATGCGGCGTCGAGCCTGACGACTCAGGACTTGTACTCATCGCGGTACATGGTCAACTCGACCGACATCGAGCTCGTCGGGCGCATGATCCGCAACACGGTGGCGCGTGCCATTGACATCAACGCCAGCGTCGTAGCTGGGCAACCCCTTCGTCTGTACCGCCCGAGCACGTCGAGCAAGCGGTTCGCTACTCGGAAGGTGTCACGGTCGGCCCATGCGTTCCTTGCGGGCGGCAGAAAGCACAAGCCGCACAGTAAGGCGGTCAGTGTCGCCAGTGCCGCGGACGAGCTGGAAGAGATCACGTCGCACCCGGCGCTGGATCTCATGTATGCGCCCGAGCCCAACATGACGGGTGGACAGTGGCTGCATTTGGTCCAGTCGTACATGGAGGCGGCGGGCTGGTGCGCCGCCTGGATGGGCGAGGGCACCGGTATTCCCGTTGCCATGTACACGCTCGCCCCGCACCAGACAAAGATTGATTTCACGGTCGCCCAGTACATCAAGGGGTTTACGTACGGAGCTGATACGACGCGGGAGCGGTTCTTCCCGGCTGAGGAGTGTGCCTACTTCCGAATGAGGCCACACCCTCAGAACCCCAATCGTGCCATGTCGTGGGTGGCGTCGGTCATCATGCCAACCGATATGGAGCAGGCGGCGCTGCAATCAGAGATTGCGCGTTGGAACAACGGCGGGTTGCCTGGGATGATCGTTCAGATCGAGGGAGCAACCGAGCAAGCGGACTTTGACCGAGCGGCAAGCGAGTTGAACCGGCAGATCCGCGGGGCAAACAAGTCCGGCAATCCGCTGTTCATCTCAGGTGCCAACATCATCGAGCGCAACGCCAAGCCGCACGAGATGAACTACGAGAAGGGGCTTGACAACGCGGAAGCACGCATCTACCGCGCCGCTGGCATTCCGGAGCCGCTTTGGAAGCTCAATGATGCCAACCTTGCGAGCGCGTCGGCGGCACACTCCACGTACATGCAGTTCACGATATGGCCGCGTCTGTCCACAATGGCCGAACTGTTGAGCGAGTACGTGCTGAGGCGGTTTGACCCGACCGGCACGATGTTCTTTGCCTACGACAACCCGGACACCGAGGACGTGGACAAAGAGACGCAGCGGTACGTCAGCCTCGTAAACGCTGGACTGCTCACCGGCAACGAAGCAAGGTCAGCCCTGGGCATCGAGCAGGGCGGCGAAGAGCTGGACGTGTACAGGTTCAACGGCAACCCAATTGTCGCTCCAGCGAAGGAGAACGCGGATGTCACACTGGATGCACCGACTCCCGAGTCCGAAGACCAGGGCAAGGAGGATGCCGATTCCGAAGGCGAAGGCGAAACCTCAGAGCAACGTGAGGCCACTGACGCCGGAAGAGATGGAGTGGCTGAAAAGGCAGCTGTCCCTGACCGCAAGGCTGGAACACATGCGGCTGTGCAACTGAACTGCACTTGCGCCTCTTGTAAGTCGGGTGAGGCTATCAGGCCCGACGGCATGAACGATGCCATCCGTGAAATGGCGTCTGACCTGAATCGTTGGTACATGCAGACGTACCTGCGGGGGATTGGGCCGACCGGCCTAGTGATCGACATGCAGGCGAGTCGGGCACTAGACGACATCCTCACCGAAGGGCTCGATCGGATGTTCCGGCAGGGGCTGGAGGCAACCGTCTCGGTCGCTGACTCCAGATCGACACCGACCCAAGCGTCGGAACGCGCCCGCACGTACCTGAACGAAACCAAGCTCAACCTTGTCACGACCATTCAGGAAACGGCAAAGGAGCGAGCCGCACAGATCATCGCCGATGGTATTGAGCAGGGAAAGACCATCGACGAGATCCGCGACGGACTCGGCGAGTCTGGCGTGACCGACGCGATGGCCGAGCGTGTTGCCAGGACCGAGACGGCGCGGGCTTACCAATTCGGCGAGCTCGAGGGCGCTTCGACGACTGGCGCATTTGCGGGCAGGCAATGGGCGCTCGCGGGCGGTCCGTGTGCCTTGTGTTCCGCAATCTCAACCATGCTGGGCGGGAAGGCGGTTCCTTATGACCAGCCCTTCTTACCAGCGGGCACTACGATCGCAACATCCGAAGGAAGCGTAACGTATACGACGCCCGTGTGGGTGCCAAGCGAGGCCCACCCCAATTGCAGGTGCGCCACCATTGACGTGTTGAAAGAAGGTGAGTGATGATGGTTCACACATCAACCAGCGCCAGCCACATCCGCAGCCAAATGGCTGACACGGTTCGTCGTCACTCGCTGGGCATTGACACCAAGGACGCTGGCATCGTCGGCATTTCGTTCGACAGTATGAATGTCGTGGCCGAGAACGGCGGGCACGAGATTGAGGGCATGGCGACCACGGACGACGTGGACTGTGACGATGAGGTCATCTTGCAGGACGGGCTGGACTGGTCGGTCTTCAATCGCTACAAGGCGATTTACATGGACCACGCGTACGGAACTCGCAACGTCGTCGGGTCGCTGCGCTGGATGCGCAGGTCCGGCAACGGTTGGAAGATGCGTGCCCGTCTGATGAATACGTCGCTCTTTGAAGACGCCGCCAGGGTCATGGAGCTTGCCCAGATGGGGGTACTCGGATTCTCGGTTGGCGTCATTCCGGTTGATCGTGGCTCTCCAACCGATGCCGAGCGAAAGCGTTGGCCGAAGGCTACAAGCATCATCCGCAAGGCCAGTGTGTTTGAGGTCAGCGCTACGCCCATGCCATGCAACCTTGCATGTGCTGGCGTGTCTGTCGTGGCGGATGGTGCCAAGGCACATCGACTTGTCGATCTTGTTGCCAAGGGCATGAAGTGGGTTGAGATGATTGGCAATGCGTACCGACCCAAGGGAAAAACCATTGTCATCTTGGATTGATAGGGCTAGTATGTATTGACTCCTCCTCAACCCCGCGAAGAGCTACCACCCGTCGCGGGGCTTTGTAAACAACGGACGCCCCCTCAACCCACGCGGTTGACCGTCAGGCTTCCCGAGTGTGTGTGCAACGCACCCATCTCAGGAGCCAGATATGAAGTGGGCAAACATTGAAAAGGCGCTCGGGCTCAATCCCGACGCGACGATTGAAGATGTGAGGGCGGCCATGACCGCCCAGGACGTTCGCGACTTCAAGGACGGCGACGGGAACGTCGCCGACCTGGACGCGATTTACAAGAACCGCAACCAGAAGTCCGTTGTGATTCAGGACGAGGCCGACGCTGCCGATGCCGAGGTGGTCACGAAGACCGCCGAAGCGAAGGCCGCAAAGAAGGCCCCCCCGGCGCGTCTCAGCGACGAGGATGCGAGCCAGCCCGCCCCCATCTCGCGGAAGCACGCTGCCGCGAGGAAGGCGTACCAGTACCGCATTCAGCAGGGCGAGGCCAAGTTTGCCGATGCCGACATCGCGGAGCAGACGGCGGCATTCATGCGCCTTGCGGCGTTCGGCAAGGCATACGGCGGCAGGCACGGTTATAAGCAGGAGGCCAACGACCTTGCCATCGTCGGTAAGACTGCGGTCGAGTTTGACAACATCGCGGGCGGGTTCCTCGTTCCCGACGAGTTCGTCGCGCAGCTTATCTATCTGACCGAGCCTACCGACATTGCTCGCAAGCTGGCGAACGTCGTGCGCATGAACCGCGACGTGGCGAGCTACCCGCGTAAGACCGGCTTCCCGGCAATGACTTTCGTCAGCGAGAATGGCGTTATCCCCTCCTCGCCAGATCAGACCTTTGACCGGGTTGTGCTGACGGCGAAGAAGATCGGGCGCATTCTGGAGGCCAGCAATGAGCTTCTTGAAGACTCCGCGATCAATGTGGCCGACACGATCGCCGAATCCTTCCGAGAGGCATACGGCAACCGCATCGACCAGTGCTATTTCAACGGCGACGGCACAGCGCCGTTTGGCGGTATCCAGGGGCTGACGGCCGCTCTCCCCGCTGCCGCATACATCAACGGCGCTGGCAACTGGGCTGCCTTCACCTCGGCAAACTTCACGACCGTTCTGGGCTCGATTCAGAACATCAACCCCAACCGAATCGCAATGGTGTGCAGCCGCGAGTTCTATTTCCAGGTCATGGTTCGACTGGAACGTGCTCTGAACCAGTTCAAGCCTCTGCTTGAAGGTTCAATGGCAGATGCGCAGTTCCTTGGCGTCCCGGTGTACTGGTCACAGGCGATGGCGACGACCACCGGTGCCAACGTCCGCTCGTGCTACATCGGCGACTTCATGGGCGGCTCGATGATCGGCGAGCGCCGCGACCTTGCCATCCTTGGCAGCGATCAGCACGCGTTTGACCGCGATGCGTACGCGTGGCGCGCCACCGCTCGGTTTGATGTGAACATCCACGGCGACGGTCGCGGTGGAACGGTCGGCCCCATCGCCTGCCTTGTCGCAACCGCGTAATCACCACGCACAAACACAGGAGCATTCTATGATTCAGGGAACAGATATGCGGTGGTTGACGGTGGTTGCGCCGCAGACGGTGGCAACCAACGCGACCGCTTCGGCCCGAATTGATCTCGTGGACCTTGGCACACCCGGCGAGCTCGCCATTGTTGCAACCATGCCGGCTGCTTCGGCAACCAACGCCAGCGCCAAGTGGACCGTGCTCGCTATTGCGGCGGCGGACACCACCACCTTCAGCACCAGCAACACCATCAGCGGACTGGTTGGCACCACCAACACGACCGCCGCCGCTGGTCAGTTCGTGCTTCCAGGCAACAACAACACCGCTCTGGGACAGAAGATCATCCTTACGGTTCGCAATCCGGGCCGCTTTGGTCGGTACTTCTTCATTCAGTATCAGGGCGCGGCCAGCAACAACACCGTGCAGATCGACGCCATCGGCGGGCATCCCCGCGAGCTGCCATCGCCCTCTTCCGAGGCCGTGGCATCCAACGGCGCTGTCGTCAGCATCTAACTCGACCGTGGCCGATCGAAGGGTCGGCCACGCGTCTTATGCATAATGCGGTTCGTCTCAACGTCGGGGCTGGCGGCGTTCACATTGACGGCTACACGCCGCTTGACATCAAGACAGGCGTAGATGCCCGCAAGCTGCCGTACGCCGACGCGACGGTGGACGAGGTGTACGCGTCTCATGTGCTGGAGCACGTCGCGCGGGCGGAAGCCATTGACACGCTTACCGAGTGGGTCCGCGTACTAAAGCCAGGCGGCGTTCTGCGCGTTGCCGTTCCCGATATGGAGCTGTGGGCCAAGTGGGTGTGCGAGGGACGTGCGGACTTTGACATGGCCGGGATCGCGTACGGCGGCCAGGTTGACGGCGACGACTTCCACAAGAACGCCTTCAACGCGGCCACGCTCGCGGGCCTTTTCCGGGGCCTGGGGCTCATCAGCGTCAAGCACTTCCAGCCCTTTGCCGACGATTGCTCGCGCCATCCAATCAGCTTGAATCTGGAGGCCACAAAGCCGCCTGCACAGAAAGCAGCACTCGGGGATCGCGTGCGGGGCGTAATGACGCTGCCGCGGGTGGATTTCACCCAGAACGCGAGCGCCATCACGACGACGGTGTTCCAACTCGGGATTGAGTTCCAGCACCACCAAGGCGCGTACTGGCATCAGGGCATCACCCGTGCGCTGGAGTGGGCCAGCTCGCACAAGTACATCCTGACCGTTGACTATGACAGTGTGTTTGAGGCCGACGACGTACGCAAACTGGTGATGATCGCGGATGCTAACCCGGAGTACGCCGCAATCGCCGCCATGCAGTCCAAGCGCGAGGAGGATGTGGCGCTCTTGTGCAGGCGGGAGAGCGTCAACCGGCAGATGCTCCGGGCCGACGTGCTGCCCGTGCAGTCGTCTCACTTCGGCCTGACGCTCATCCGGTCGGCGGCTCTTGCCAGCGTCCCGCGTCCGTGGTTCCTGTGCCAGCCAGCGCCGGACGGCACATATGGCGACGGGCGGGTTGATGCTGACGTGGCGTTCTGGCACAAGATGACGGCGGCGGGACACAGCATCGGAGTAACGCCCCACGTCGCGGTTGGTCATTTGCAATTGATGGTGACTTGGCCCGGCTTTGACTTGAAGCCAGTCCACCAGTACGCGAATGACTACCAGCAGAACGGGCCGCCCAGCAGGTCGCTTGCGTACTAGGAGTCGTCATGCCGCTTGTCACGCTCGCAAACTACAAGACCTATGCGGGAGTTCGCGGGGGCGGCTACGACGCCGCGATCCAGCTGCACATCAATCAAGCCGAGGCGATGCTGCGCGACCACGCGGGCCGGTCAAGCGAGAACGGATTTGAGTCGGCAACGCGGACAGAGGTGTACGACGGACACGGTGCCGAAACCATCCAGCTCCGCGAGTGGCCGGTGTCTTCCATCACGCTGGTTGAGGAGCGCGGTACAGAATCGTCGTGGACGACCGTTGCGGCCAGCGAGTACCGCGTCAACGAGAGCACTGGCTTGTTGTACCGGCTTGGGGCGCGGCATGGCCGCGTCGTGGCCGACAGGCTCGGGGGCGGCTGGAATGCCGCGTTTGGCGTAGCCCCGTCGTGGGGCAGCGAGCCCCAGAACGTGCGGGTCACGTACGTTGGCGGCTACGCGACCATCCCCGCCGACATCGCTGGTGTGGTCTACCTGCTGGTTGACTTCCTCTTCGCCAACGCCGGGTCCGACATGACGGCGGTGTCTGAGTCAATTGGCGTGTACAGCAAGTCACGCGGCGGCACCTACATGAGCGCTGACGACATTCTGGCAAAGGCAGCAACCAGCAAGATGAGGGGGCTCATGCTATGAGAACGCCACGCCACTTGCTTCGCGATCTCATCACCCTCAACCCCGCCAAGGTGGGCGCGGAGGGCGAGAGCGGTGCGCCGGAATGGGATTACAACCAGACACCTACGTACGTGATGGGGCGGCTACAGCCCTTGTCGGCCAGCGATTCGATGGTCTACGGGCGTGAAACCGGCATCACCATCTACCAGTTGTTCATCGACCCCATCGACATCAAGGGCAACGCCGTTGCGTTCACCGATGCCGAGTGGAAGACGATGCAGGTGGTAAAGGATGGGCTTTCTTACCGCGTTGACGGCCCGGCACGCGACCCGGACAGCGACGGGTGTTTGCTGGTGTTGAACCTGGAGAGGATCGCGTGACGATCACTCAGGACAACTCGTCCAAGTTCACGGCGGCGGTGCGTCAAGCGGCTGTCTCTGGTGTCAATGACGCGTGCCGCATTGTGGTCGCCAGGTCGCGCCAGCTTATGGCTGGCAAGGGCTCGCGGTTCTCGGCATCCGCGCCGGGCAAGCCGCCGCACGTACAGCGTGGACAGCTCTGGAGGAGTCTGCGCATTCAACCGGCCAAGATGCTGGGTACGCGCGTGGTCGGTGGTGCCGGTTCCAATCTCAGATACAGCCGCATCCATGAACTGGGCGGGACGATCCGGCCAACAACAAGCAGGTTCCTTCCGGTGCCGCTAAACGCCGAAGCAAAGCGTCTGACCGAAACCGCGTCGGGCGGTCTACGCGGGCGCGATATGTTCGTTATGCGCACGCCCCGCGGCAAGCTGCTGCTCGTCGGCAAGTCCAAGGTGAAGTACAGGAACAAGGCGCAGGGCATCCGGCTGAACGGCGAGCCCGTCTTTGCTCTTGTGCGCTCGGTTCGGATGCCGCAGCGTCCGTATCTGGTTCCGGCGCTCAGAGCGGCGATCGCCGACGGCAGTTTGTACAAGGCCCTGTTTCTCGGAACGCGGGGCGCGATTCGCCAGTTCGCGACTACCGGCCCTAGTCGGCCAGTGGCAGGTGTTGCATG